GAATCTAGGGATAGGCACTAGATTTCTCCACCTTTCGGTTTAACTATATTTGCATCCATAGTTGTTGCTTTAGCATCTACATCCATTGATCTTAATGCAGCATCTGGTTCGGGTTCAGTTGCACCAAGTTGAGTTGGGTCAACAGGTCTCATTCCACCACTACCTTCTGGATCTAACATCATTTCTTGGTCAATTGCCATTGGATCAGCAATAATACCATCTTTAATTTCTTTTTTAATTATCTTATCCTGTTCTAGTATTTCCTCATCAGTTTGACGCAATACTCTACGACGAATCCAATCTTGAGAATAATACTTACCAACATAAGGTTCGACAGTAGCAAGCAAACCTAATCTTTCATTCATTAATTCTGCTTCTTTTAATTCAGTAAAGTGATTATCATATAAGAAATCAAACTGAATATGCTCACTCATTATCTCCCAATCATCTGGGGTGACAATGTTTTTGAGCAATAACTGTGTTCTCAACATGTCTATGAATAGACCAGAGAATCTCTTTCTTAAACGTCCAACAAACTTACTAAATTTAACCTCATCTCTTAATATCTCTGAGGATCTTCCCAAGTTGAATCCTCCTTCTCCGTCCATTCTTGATGGGGGTACATTGAGCGACCTATATAATTTCTTTTTGAAGTACTCAATATCCGTGATTTCCCCCAAGTTTTGACCTCCAGGAAGAGTAGAAATTTCAGTTCCACGTCCTCCCTCTCTTCGAGGTAGCCAGAAATCCTCCAGCATCGCCATGTACTTTTTGTCATCTCGGATCTCTCCTGTGCCAGCGTCGTATACAAGTTTGTTACGATATCTCATCATTACGTCACGGAGATATTGCTCTGCCTTTACTTTCGGTAGATTTCCAACATCGATATAAAAAATTCTTCGTTCTGGAGCACGAGATAATCTGTAGATAACCAGACTATCCTCAATCATTCTAAGTTGATTGAGTGACTTAATTGCTTTGTGTAGATATGATAGAGTTGTTCCGTTGTTTCTGTTTACTAGTCCACTAGTCGCATAAGCAATAGAATCCTTTGTCATTTTAATTCCAGCAGTTGCGGAATTACCACCTGTCATGCTACCTGTTGGGTAACTAATTTTAGGATTGTAAATAAAGAATTCTTCTGTTTTAGGAAACTCATAATCCATTGGATTATCAGTATCTACCCTAGCAGGATTCTTATACTTATCATCTTTGCTTTGCTTTTGCTTCTTTACATAACGCATTTTCATTGCGTCAATATAACGAATTTCTTGAAGACCTTCATGAGGTTTCTTCAAATCAATCACTTTATGATAATAAATTCTTCCATCCACATACCAGTTTCTATAAATTTCATGGGCTTTCTTATCAAAGTCCATTAAATCTAGAATATACTTAAATTCATCTCTAATCTTTTTCTTAATGCCATCACTAGCATTAAGATGATCTAAATCAAGTTCAACTGGTTGATCATTACTATCAGAGACTAATGCCTCATTTACAATATCTTCAATAGCACTATCCGCTTCAGGATGAATTGCCATTTCACGATATCTTTTAATCAAATCAAATTCAGTTCTATAAACCCCATCGAGGTCTATAGACTGACCAAAAAAACCACTACTCATATAGAAGTCATTCCCGTCCTCACTATTAGGAGGAACGGGAGAGACTGCCGATGGAGATAGTGGTTCTGCGTCCTCTATTGAGAACCCAAATAACTTAGCCATAATTTATGATCTTTTCTTACTTCTATTTATCAGCCGTTAGGAGATCCAGTTCCAGTAAGATTTAGAGACTGTACTTGGAATTCTACATCAAACTCCTCAATTGTGTCACCTGTGTCGTAACTTAATGCAATCTCACCAACTGTTGTTGGGAAAATATCAATAAATTCATACTCTTTAAGAACAGCATTAGAACTTCCAGATGCATCCTTACTAGCCTTATCTGATCCTCTACCAAGTTGGAATACCTTAGCATTGGTCATATATGCATCTGGATTAGTTGCACCAAGGTTGTTAGACAGTTTTGCGATTTGCTCTGTCCACTGTTCAAATGCATTTCTTAACTCAAAACTTTCATCGTTGATGATTGTAACAGTCCATGTATCAATAGTTCTGTCTCCAGCAACTTTAAAAATACGACCTCTGAATGGAACATCAATTGCTGCAATATTTTGAGCAGGTAGTGCTGCTGCCTTTGCCATAAATCTAAAGTTCTCTGAATTCCAAGAAATTCCAGCAGGTAGAGTAGTTAACTCTACCTCGAACAGATTAGGTCTTGCACCGCCACCGATGAGTGCGGATTTGAACTGAGAAATTGATTTGTTTTCTCTACTTGTGGCCATGATTGGTTATCCTCCTGTTGTATTTAGATTATGAAATTAAACTCTACCCACTACTTCCTCGAATGCAACACCAGTACGTGTAGCAACGAAAGTAAGTGTGACGTAGTTGATAGACTTCGCAGGCTTCAGGAAGATGTCTGCTCGGAATTCATTATTATCAATAACATCAGGTGTGTTATTTGTGGTATCACAAACAACGAGGAATCCATAAAGTCCTCTCTTTGCCTCGATGTCACGTAGGTATGGTTCCACAATATTGCGGAAGTTTGCTCTTGTTAACTCATCATTGAGTTCAAAGAGTTGAGCCTCTGCTGCTTTTTGTAATGCTTGCTCAATTGTAAGGAACAAACGACGAACGTTAATTCTATCAAATGCAGATGCATAACCAAGACCTGTCTTGTCACCAAACAAGAGAGTTCCAATTCCTGGTTGTGTAATAACGGAGTTAATTCTTGCAGGATAAAGCTTGTCTCTTTGTGCCTTATCAGGGTTATATGCAAGTTTAATTGCGTTATTAATAATACCACGCTGCTGACCAGCAGGTGAGAACCAAGGATATGCAACAATATTTGTGCGAGTCATTAGACCAGCGATATCTCCGTTACATGGAACATAACGGAACTTATTGTTGAACCTATCATATGTGTACTTATAACCACTATCAAATACAGCATAAGATGAAGATGATAGTGTGCTAAAGAAATCAATAACGTTTGTTGTCTGTGTATCATCGTTTGTTACACCAACAACATCTGCTCTATGTGGACTGACTGTTGCAACACAATCCTTTCTAGCATTTGCTAGTGAGATTACATAATTTGCCTTTGCTTGTGATTCTGCTTTAGTTCCACAACCTGGACCCATAATGAGATAATCTACTTCTACTTCGTCTTTATTAGAGAACTTACCGTATGAAGTAATCAAGTCTGCTAATGATGCTCCCATTCCGTTTTGAGCAGAATAGTCAACACCTCCAGTTAGTGTATATGTTATTTTACCTATTGCACTGAATGTTATTCCTTGTGCATTTTGTCCCCAGAGACCTTGTGCAGTTGTATTTTTTGTAAATCCTGCAGAGAATCCAGTTGGTAATGGTGTTGTTCCCCAATAAGAATCAGCAGCAGCACCTGGATTTCCACCAGCATATACATTATCAGAATAATCTGCTATGAATTGCTCATACCATATCTTCTGTGGTGAATTAACATCAGATACAGCATCTAATGCTTTAGAGAGGTTTGTATGCTTCTCAAGGATTTGACCTTGGATACCTGTTACTTCTCCTAAATCATCAACAACTACAACGTGGATTCCGTCGTTTTTACCGTTTCTATCTAATGAATATTTGTTTGTTGTTGGCTTACCAGCAATTGATTTCCAATAAACTGTTGAATTAGTTAATCCAAGAGTTTGTTGATCATACCAGTCAACTTGTGAACCGACTGTATGAGCAACACCAAGTGCTGTTCCGTTGTTCTGAATAACTCTTATGTCAGCAGTAGCCTTGAATGATGCATAGTCAGTTCCTTCTGCATAATCGATTGCAGTTTCTGTTCCATCAGTTGCGACTCTTGAAACAATCTTAACATCTACCTTTTTATTAGTAAGGTCAACGCCAGTAATGATTGACTTAAGGTATCCAGTAAATGCAGAAGTTGAACCTGCACCAGGAACTACAACAGCATCAAGTGCAGTTGTAACAGCCATACCAACAACAGTTGATCCATTAATTCCTGTTAAAGTGAGGGTTTGGTCTGCTGCATCGTCAATAACACAAACTTTTAAGTTATTTGCCCAAGAACCAGGGTTCTTTGCAGCAAAAGTAAAGTTTGATGCTTCTGCATGATTCTGGATATAATCGTCATAATTGTCGATTCTATCCGCACCAGTCATTGTTGCTGCTGCTTCGTCAGTACCAGCATTTGAGTTTGCTAGAGTTGTGCCAGCAGATCTTACAACTTTTAAAACTCCTCCGTAGGAAAGGAATGATGATGCTGCCATCCAATACTCATATTGGGCATCAGTGCTCTTTGGTTCACCAAATACATTGATGAGATCCTGCTCTGTAGAAATGTCTGTTGCCTCATCAACTGGTCCAATTGCAAATGGTCCTGCAATTGCACCAATATTATCTAATACATTTTCAGCTCTTCCTACTGTTAAGTCAACCTCCCTGACTAAAACACCAGGAGATAATTGAGGAGTCGCCATGTTCTTTTTCTCCGAGTTTATCTTTTATCTGAAAATATTTATTAAAAAGGCTATTTTCGGAGGGGAAACAATAAATGAACAAATTATACTTGTATTACTTGCGATATTTCAGGCCATTGTGCCTGTAAATGTGTCTCTATACCTTGTTTTAATGTCATAGAACTCATAGCACATGTAGAACATGCACCTAAAAGTTTGACCATAACAACCGCACCTTCATCAAGGTAGTCTATTGCAACAAACTCAAGGTATCCTCCATCCGCTTCAATATAAGGACGGATTTCATTGAGCACATTGTTTACGTTTAAATCATTTAATTCCATTACATATACTCCCACATGTAAGAACGGTCTCCATATTCATCAACATGCCATCTATCTCCTTCTGCATCAACAAAGCTAGTATCATCCATCCCATCTGACATAAACCCAAATGGAGCCATGTCTTGTTCTATCTGATTCTTTTGCTCATCATACAATCTTTTCCTTACGTCTTGATCAGTAAGTTCCTTAAAGTAATCTTGAGCAACTAGCCATGCATATATGACAAGACACATAGCAAGGTCATCATTACAACCTTCTTCTGCTTCAAATGAGTTACCTTTTTGAATAAAGGTAGTTAACTCACTCATTATATCATAATCACATGAAAGTAGTTTATCAGATTCTATTAAAGTTTTCAAGTTAAGAGATCCCACTTTCTTAACTGTCTTTGACATTTTAAGACCCAGTTGAGTCTTCTTACCAGAAAATCCTTGACCAACAACTTGCCCTGCTCTTCCTCTCATAGAACACATAAGAAGATTTTTATATTCTAAATCATAGTTTAATATAGCAGCAACTTGATCTCCTACATCATTTACTTCACATAAAACAAATGCATCATTATAACTTTTACCAACATCATTAATGACACTAGGGAAAAGCATTGGTTTAATATCATTATTTCTATACTTTGCAACCACAGAATGGGGAAACTCTGTAATATCCACAACTACAAATGCAGAGTAGTCTTTCCCTACTCCTCTTGCAACGTCAACAGATATAACATAATCATGATCCTTTTGTGGTTCTACATATACATCCAATCCAGCACTAGTAGTCTCTGGTTGTTGATATATCATACTCCTTAACTTACTAGGAGCAATAAGAGTATCAACAGATCCTAAGAACTCACATTCAAACTCAATCTTAAACTGTTGTTCTGATGTGTTAGCAATAGTCTGTTCTTTCCAAACTTCGTCCCTACCAGGAACTTCTGACCAATGCACATCAGTTGGAATATATTCATTCTTACCTCTTTCTGCATCGTGCCAATATCTATAGAAGTGGTTCATCCCGTGAGGGGTTGAAACCATTATTACTTTCGTGCTTTTACCAGAAGTAATAGTAGGATAAACACTAGCAAAGAAAGAATCAGCGATGTGATTGGGAACAAAAGCAAACTCATCCAAGAAGAGGATGTTGAAAGACATACCCCGAACAGCACTAGCAGAAGTGGAAGCCGCCAAGATTTTACTACCATTTTCTAACTCCAATGAACCTTTATTCCATGATATGATTCCTTGCTGCATCCATTTGGGCAAGTTCTCATAAGCAGTTTGTAATCTACCTAATAAGTCTCTTGCAGTTGCTGCTTTGTTTGCAAGAATACCTATATTTACATTATCATTGAATACAGCATAATGTAATAAGTATGATACCGATGTTGTAGACTTACCAGTCTGC